AGTATTGCCAGTTGCTCTAAGATACATCAATCCGAAGGACCCTGCTTTTGGCATCGTTCCAAAGGAAGCAGAAATCAAGGAAGCACTTGCAAAGGCAACACCAAAGAAAGCACCAGTTAAGAAAACTGTTACAAAGAAGTAATCTTAATAAGCATTAAGGGATAGGTTGCAAAGCCTATCCTTTTTTGCTATAATAAATATGTACCTGCCAACTGGGGGTACAAAAAAAATAACTCGCTTAAAAGGAGATGATACAAATGGTAATCTATACAGACCCATTCGCAGCACTTAGTCAGGAATTTGATAAGATGCTTGCAACACCAGGAATCAACGGAGTTGGCTCCACATACCCACCTTACAACGTAATCCACTCAAAGGAAAAGAACGAATGGTATCTTGAATTCGCTCTTGCAGGATTTGAGAAGGATGACGTAACCATCACAACAGACAAGAACATTCTAACTGTTGCTGGTGAAACAAAAGAAGACAAAGAACTACCAGAGGATATCCGCTATGTTTACAAGGGTATTGCTGGTCGCAAGTTCACTCGTTCTTTTACCCTCCCAGAATATGCTGAAGTCGCTAAGGCTGAACTAGAGCATGGCATTCTGACTATTGATTTAGTTATTAATGTTCCAGAGGAAAAGAAACCTAAGACTATTACTATCAAGTAAGTCGGAAGTCCTGGGTATGACATTAAACTGCCCATCTAATAGATATGGTATAATATACAAATGGAACAATTCTTTTTTAAATCAACTTATGGGGCAAACCCATCATCAACACCAAACCCTAATTATCCTAACAGTGGTGTGAAAACACCAGACTCCATGCGTGGAGGAAAGAAGGTAAAACTTCGTAAGCCAAAGTTGCAGGGTGGCAACGGTGGCGATGCTTCTGGTGCAGTCTCTAGCGGTGGAACATCAATCAGTGCTATGTATAAGCAAGGCGGAGAAATCATGGAGGGTTGCTATGTAATGGGTATGACTACAGAGGGCATGGTTCATGGCATGGTAGAACACATTATGACTGAAGGCGGTGTGTATGGTGTTCCTGGAACAGAGTATGCTATTCAGTCAATGCCACCAGAGAACCCAGCGATGGCTGTTAGAATTTATGAAGAGGACGAAGACGAGCCAGGTACATGGGAGCCAACAGCATACAGCATTGGCATGATGTACAAGGATGCAATATACTTAGAGACTTTAGATGGTCACACAATGGATGGTGAAGACGAAGACGAGATGGAATACGAAGGTGTAGAGAAGGCAGAGGGATATTCTCCAACTGCTGGAATGAAGTCTGCTGCTGCTCGTGCTATCCGTTGGAAAGAAGAGGGCAAAGCCACTGGTGCAGGAACTCCTGTAGGCTGGGGTAGAGCAAGAGATATCGTAGCAGGACGCTCAATGTCACTTAGCGTAGTAAAAAGAATGTACTCATTCTTCTCACGCCACGAGGTAGACAAGAAGGGCAAAGACTTTAATAACACAAGCAACCCAAGCAACGGAAGAATTATGTGGGACGCTTGGGGCGGTGACGCTGGATTCTCTTGGAGTCGTGCTATTGCAACTAGAGAAGCAGACAAGGCTCTGTTTGCTGATTTCGGTAAAGATTATTCAGACCAGGGACAACTATCTAAGGCTGGCAGTGTTGGTAGCATGGTTTCTTGGAATTCTTCTGGGGGTACAGCAACAGGAAAGATTGTTAGAATTATTAGAAATGGTAAATACAATGTTCCAAACTCAGACTTTACAGTAACAGGAACACCAGAAGACCCAGCCGCAGTCATCAGAATCTATCGTGACGGTAAGCCAACAGACACATTGGTTGGTCACAAACTTAAGACTCTTAGGAGTAAGTAGTGAGAGAACTGATTCACTTTAGTGCTACATGGTGCCAACCATGCAAGCAGATGCAGCCAGTGTTAGATAAGTTTCTTAAAGATAATCCTGACATTGTTTATATTAAGTATGATGCTGATGAGGATGTAAGCGTATTCCAGGAGCATGAGGTTCGTGGAGTCCCTGCCTTTATTGGCAAGGTAGATGGCAAAGAAACCTTTCACAAGGGAACAGCCACAGAAGCCAGACTTATTTCCCTATTTGCTTGACAAACACTACCACATACGGTAAAATATATATATGAGTAAACCTGATTGGGCTACACGCCTACAAAACACATTTAAACGTAAATACGATAAGGGCTATGAAGACGGTTATACCGTTGGCTGGAGAGAAGGATTCGAAGTGGGTAGCAAGAAAACCCTTGCAGAGCAACGTAAAGTTATGATTGCTGGCATTCAAAAAGATATTGATAAGAACAAACAACACTATAGTCCAGGGACATTGGCAGGACTACAAGCGGCTATTAGCCTAATTAGAAAGCAGAGATAATGATTAAATCAGTTAAGGTTGGACCACAAAGGTTCGATGTTCTTCAGCGTGACCCAGATGTAGATGGCATGTTAAACGATGGTGCTTATGGCTATACCCTAGACAACAAGAACCTAATCGTAATTGCTGACAATCTTGGCAATGGTAAGCAACAGATTACACTGCTACACGAAGTCTTACACGCTATCAGAATGAACAATGATGGTATGCCAAGACCAAACAAAGAAGATGACTTCGAAACATGGGAGCATTACTTCATTGCAATGTATGAAACTGGATTGTTGGGAGTATTAAAAGACAATCCTAAACTAGTAGAATGGTTAATCAATGACCAAAACAAATCAACTAAGTAATAAGGCTGTCTGGCTTATTGGTTCAATCTGTATAATTATTTTTATGTTTGTTCTATCGGTCAGCGTAACAGAAGAAAACTGTTGGGATAAGTATCCTAACAATGAAGTCGAAGCAATAACAAACTGCGAAGGAAAAAACTAATGGAACATCAACACGAAGAACACGGACACGAAAAGCACGAAGAGCATGGAGAAGTGGCTAACACTCTTACTGAAAAGGTAGAAGAAGTTTCACACGCTGGTCACGAACACGCTGGAGAAACTCTTTGGGACACAATTCTAGAAATCACATTTGGCATTGAGCACATGGTTTCTGAATTTTTTTGGAACATTGTATTCGCATTGGGCGTATACGCATTTGCTAAGGCTAAAACGCTTCGCAAGATTCACAAGTATGTGGATAGCAAGCATGGAGTAGAACACGAGGAGTATTAAAATGGATTTAAATTCAGATTTTGTTAAAGCAGTAAGCACTACATACGATGAAGCAGAAAAACTGCTTCTTAAAAAGCACAAAGATTACGGACCGAAGAATATTTCTGGTAGTCCAGGGGGAGCAGTAAATGGACTTAGAGTTAGAATGCACGACAAGTTGGCTCGCATTAACCATCTTTATGATACTGGTGCTACCCCTGAAAATGAAAGTCTTAGGGATTCTTTTATTGATATGGCAAACTACGCAATTATCGCAATGTTGGTATTAGATGGGAAGTGGGACAATGATTAAGGCACCCGAAGACATCATCATTATCAAAGTAGAGAAGAAGACAGAACCAGAGAAGACCTCTTCTGGTCTATTAATTTCCGTAGGTCCATCAGAAGAGCCAAAGAACATTGGTATTGCTTTTGCTGTAGGCGAGGGTAGACAACTAAAGAGTGGTGTTCGTGTACCAATGGACGTAAAGGTAGGAGACAAAATCATGTTTAATCCTAACAATGTTATGAAGTTTAAGCATGATGGAGATGACTATCTATCCTTATATAGTGCCAGTGTTCTAGCCATTCTTGGCGATGAAGATGAGGTATAATTAAACTATGAATAAAGTATTGATAATTGTACCTTCGAGGTCAAGACCAGAAGTAAGCCTAGAATTCTATGAAGAGTTCAAAAAGAATTCCGTAATCTCAGACCTGATGTTTGGTCTAGATGACGATGATGTAGAGTATCCACGCATTCCAGGGGTACTGTATGAAGTTAATCCACGCAAAGGAATGAACGGAACTCTTAATCAACTTGCTGTTAAGTATGCAGACCAATATGACTATATTGGTTTCCTTGGCGATGACCACCGTCCAAGAACTTATGGCTGGGATGAAATCTTAGTTAATGCTGTTAAAGATATAAAGAATGGTATCACCTATGGTAGAGATATGACACAAGATGGTCAGCCTTCTCCTATCTGTACATTCGTAATTCTTGATACAAACATTATTCGTAAACTTGGCTACATGGCACCACCAGCAATGAAGCATCTTTATTTAGATAATTTCTGGAGAGACATTGGTCATTCTATGAGTACACTAAGGTATAACCACGATGTGATTGTAGAACACATGCACCCTGCTTTTCACAAAGCAGAATGGGACGAACAGTATCGTGAGGTAAATGCTCCAGTGGTTTACGAACATGACAGAGCAGCCTATCAATCATATATTAGCAGTGGAGAGTTCCAAAGAGCAGTTGACACTTTGTTGAAAAATGATTAAAAGATTAAGACCTAAGTGGTCAGACGAAGAGTTGGCAAAGGTTTATGACCATCAGTATGACCACGCATCTTTTGCTGACCACATTCTTAGGATAAATCACACTATTGAATTTGTTAGAGATAATCTGCCTATGAGCAAGAACATGCTAACTGTTGCAGATTTGTCTGCTGGAGATGGTGCTATTGCAAACGGTCTTCCTTTTCCAAATAAAATCCTTGGAGACTACTACCCTGGATTTGAATATACAGGAAAGATTGAAGATACCATTGAGCAAATTCCAAATGTAGATTTATTTGTATTGTCTGAAACATTAGAGCATGTAGATAATCCATTAGAAGTTCTAAAACAAATAAGAAACAAGACAACCTATCTTTTAGTATCAACTCCACAAGATAACTGGGAAGATGATAATCCAGAACATTACTGGGCTTGGGACAAAGATGGTGTAGAAGGATTGTTAAAAGATGCAGGATTTGAGCCAATAGCATTCCTATCAGAGACATTGTGGTACACACATCAGTATTGGATTTGTAAATGAAAATTTTAATTACAGGACACCGTGGCTTTGTTGGCAAGTATTTCGTAGAGAAATATAAAGACCATGACATCACAGGTGTAGACATCGCTGTCGGACTAGATGTTCGTGACTTCTTTAAAACTAACAGAGAGAGTTATGATTTAGTTATTAATCTTGCTGCTATTGTTGGCGGTAGAGCAACCATTGAGGGCAATCCTTTATCAGTGGCAACAGACCTAGCAATAGACTCAGACTTTTTTAACTGGGCATTGATAACAAAACCAGGACGCATTGTATACTTTAGTTCTAGTGCTGCCTATCCTACAAAGTTCCAGGGCAACGA